CGTAAAACAGGCACTGCTTCAAGGTATCCGCCAGGGTGACATCTGGCTCAGCAAAACTAAAATTGATGCATATGGAAACCGAATCCGTGGCAACGTCTGCCTTGAGGTTTATCTGCCATCACGAGGAACTTGCCTGTTGCAGCATGTCAATCTCGCTGCCTGTGACGTCGAAGACATCGCACCGGCTTTCACTCAAGGTATGTCCGAGTTGTGCAGTCTCCATAGCAGGACAGGCGTTGGAGAGTCTGGCGAGTACCTGTCACCCGAAGTGGACAGACAAGTCGGACTTGGAATGCTTGGACTTGCCAACCTCCTACGAAGGTACAGCGTAAGTTACAAAGATTTTGGTGACGCCCTTAAGCTGATCACCAGTTCTCAAAAAATTGTAGAGTACACACCCGCTATCACCCTTGCTCTCGAATTCAAAAACGGTATCAATCAAGCTGCAGCGATTGCTCGTGCTAACAACATGGATCGTGCCTTCGCTATTGCTCCTACTGCTTCTTGTAGTTACAGATACCAAGACCCGGATGGCTTCACTGCCACCCCTGAGATTGCTCCTCCCATTGCCCGTCAAGTAGACCGTGACAGCGGTACGTTTGGCGTCCAGAGCTACGACTACGGTCCTGTTGAGATCGCATCGGAAGTTGGCTGGGATGCATATAAGAAAGTTGCAAACGGTATCATGCGCCTCCTTGAGGCAACCGGACTTGCACACGGATACAGCTTCAATAGTTGGTCGGATGTGATCACCTATGACGAAGCGTTTATTGAAGACTGGTTGAAGTCCGATCAGACCAGTCTCTACTATTCGCTTCAAGTAATGGGAGACACTCAAGACAAGACCAGCGCCTATGCCGCATTGGATGAGTCAGAGGTTGACGATTACTTGGAGTCGATTCTTTATGATCGAGACGACCCTGCTCCAGATTGTAATTGCGGCGAATGAACCCTTACGACAAACTCCTTTCAAGAAAAAGAACCTGGACACCTGTCCAAACCACTGCCGGTAAACTTGCCGAAGGTGCGGAAGAGGCTATCTACCGTGCCTTGGCAATCCGCCATATGGAACTCCCGGTCGGTGATTTTATTTTAGATGCTTTAAAAAATGAAGTTCCGAAAACAAGTGTGGACCTCCTACAATCCAACGTCAAGGATGAGGAGAATCACGACCTCGCGTTGGGTTATATCGCCAACGCTATCGGCGTTGATGAGGCTGCTGAGGAGGAAGCCAAAAGGCTCAGAGACGCTTGGATTGCGCATCCTGATCACACGATCCTCAAAGCGTTGGTTGCCGAACGTGCAATTTTCTTCGTGCTCCTCCCCTTTTTCCGTTTCAACGGTGATGCTGGTCTACGAACAGTAAGCGCCGATATTTCCCGTGATGAACAAGTCCATGTGGCTACCAATAGTTTGGTATGTCGTGAGCTTAATCTCAATTGGAGCCCTTCTCTGGATAAGCTCAGGAAGGCAACCATTAATTGGGTGATGCAACCACTAGGTAGAAATACTACCAATAAATATTTGGACAAAAAATTTTGGCTCGATTCTAGCGACCGCTTGATGTATGAGGGTAAAGCTCCTGAGCTTGCCGATACTAAGCGAGCCCGTATGCCTGCTTTCTTTGAACATGCAAACCCCAACCTCCCTCAATACGCTTGAGCTTCTAGATGTTAAAGGCATGACTGCTACAGCCATGCTTGCTAAACTAGAAGAAACATTTCCGCCCACCAACCCTACACCTGAAGATACAATGGAAAAAATTATGTACCGATCTGGTCAGCGTAGCGTCGTTGAGTGGGTCATCCAATATATGGAGGATAATTAAATGGCTTATACTGGAAATTATCGGACTGGCTATGGGATGTTTAACGACCAAACGGTTGGAGACGCTTTTAGCGCAGCTGTAAAAAGAGCCAACCCTGGTTTTCAAAATCTCAAAGCCGGACAATTTTTTACTGGCGAAGGCGGTACTCAATTTAAAACCGTTGCTGGTGTCGATCCTAATCAACCTGGATGGGGTAATATGATTGACCCTGCCTATGAGCTGATTGGTTACCAACGTGGTGTTCCTGCCACAGGACGGGCTAGAAGTTTGAGAGCCGAAGCTCAACCCGGTTACGCCATTCTCCGAAAAAAAGAAGAACCAAAACCTGAAGCTAAAAAAGAAGAAGAAAAAACAACAGCACCACCGCCGACAATAGTTGATCCACCAGTGGTTGATCCTGAGCCAACTGGTCCATCAGAAACAGATCTGATGCTCAAATCTTTGACGGATACAATTGCTGGATTGAAGAGTGGTTTTACAAGCAGCTTGGAAGCAAGTGCTGCTCAGTTTCAGCAGATGCAGCAAGCTCAAAATGAGCGGATGGCTCAGTTGCAGAACATGATGATTCAACAGGCAGCAAGTCAAGCTGAACGTCCTACTGTGGCTGGTGTGAAAACTGCTACAGGTCAAGCCGGTACTCCCATGCAGATTGCTCGCCGTGGTGTTAGTGGTGCGTTTGGTCGTAGAGGTATGCGTATCTCTGGTCTCAACGTTTAAAGGAGATATGACTAATGCCTATTAATACTGGAGCAGGCGCTAGTTCTGAGTACTTTGGTCACGCTGACTACGAAGCTAGCAAAGCTGCTGGTTATACTCCAACACAAATTTATGACTACCTTCAAAGTAATCAAAGCAAGTTGCGTGGTGGTAACGTTGCTGGTGGTGGAGGAATTTTTGACATAGCACGAGCCCAAGCTGATGCTTATCAACAGCAGCAAGCTCGTCAACAAATAGAACAAAAAGTTACACAACAAATAACAAGTTTAAAAACTGGATTTGAATCTGCTATACAAGAACAGCAGCGTCAAATTCAAGCTCAACAAGAAGCTTATCAAAAACGTGTTGAACAAATGCAGCAACAAATGTTGCAAGCTCAAACTCGTCAAGCTGCTGCACCTCAAACTGCTCAAGTAGCTGCTCCCGGTAAGTCAATGATTATCCGTGCTGGTGCTTCGAGTCGATTCAGCAGACCTGAGCTACAGATTAAATCAATGAACATTTAAAACAATGTCAGCTAAAACTCGTTACGACGTTTTATCCAGTGACCGTTCTCAGTTCCTAGACGAAGCTGAACAGGCATCTAAACTGACACTCCCTTATTTGATTCGTGGTCATGAGGAACACACTTATGGCATGAAGAACCTGCTCACGCCCTACCAAAGTGTTGGTGCGAAAGGTGTAGTTACTCTGGCATCTAAGTTGATGCTAGCTCTGCTACCCGTTCAAACCAGCTTCTTTAAACTACAACTAGACGAGAGTCAGTTGGGGCAGGAGATGGGTCCAGAGATTAAATCAGAACTTGATTTGTCTTTTGCAAAAGTAGAACGAATCATCCTTGAATCTATTGCAGCCACTGATGACAGGGTAGCGGTG